CTGGGGTTATGACTATACTAATGATTTTACTAAGCAAGTGTTTAACTTAACAGGCTCCGCTGCTGCTGCTGAGTTTAATGTATCTGAGTATAATACTGCCGCAGAGTTTACAGCAGCTGTTATTATTAACACACCCAAAGTTAATACCGGAGGTAGTGGCGAAGTAGTCACTATTGGTATTGAGACACAAATCAACGACTATTCCTTTTCCATCCAAAAAATTGATATTCACGCTCTATTAGGGAGACTTATCTAATGTCTAATTATACAAAGACAACCAACTTTGCAACTAAGGACTCTCTAAGCACGGGCGATGCCAGTAAGATAGTCAAAGGCTCAGAGTTTGATACTGAGTTTAACAACTTAGCTACAGCCAGTGCAACTAAGGCTGACAAAGCTTCACCTACTTTTACAGGTACTGTCACCGCTGCCGCAGTTACTGTTACAGGGACTTTAACGGCAGGTTCTATTAACGGAGGGACATACTAATGCCAGTACCAACATGGTTAGAAAACATGGGAGGTTTACTGCAAGGTGCAGGGACTTACTATTTAGGCCAAGAAAACATTGAAGGTGCTCAACAGCTAGGTAGAGATACTCAAGCAGGTGCTGGTCTATTAGCTGATCAAGCTAGAGCTGGTACTGAGTTTAGACCCTACACGGTTACTAGTGGCTTAGGCAACGTAGCTACTAACGCGCAAGGCGGCTTTGATCTTAACTTGTCTCCTGAGCAACAGGCTATACAAGCGCAGCTAATGGGTCAAGCACAGGGTATGTTTGGTCAAGTAGGGCAAGACCCTGCGGCTCAGCAAGCAGCCATCTTCGAGCAAATGAGGGCTACTCAGCGACCTGAAGAACAACGCCAACAGCTTGCCTTAGAAGAGCGTATGTTGTCACAGGGTCGCTTAGGGATACAGTCAGATGCTTATGGCGGTAGTTCACCAGAGTTACTGGCACAGCAACAAGCTATCCAAGAGTCTATGAGCCGTGCTAATGTAGGAGCCAGAGGGCAAGCACTAGCAGAGCAGCAACAGGCTCTAGCAGGCGGCCAAGGGTTAATGAATGCAGGGTATCAACCACAGCAGCAAGCGTTGTCAATGCTACAAGGTAGTGCAGTACCTGCGGGGTTTGCTGATATTGGCCGTAGGACTGGCACACAGCTTGGCTCACAGCTAGGCTTAGGTGGCCTCGAAGGTCGCTTAGGTGCTGAAGACTTAGCTAACAGGTTGCAACTACAGCAAGGACAAGGCATTATGGACTCTTTGTTTGGACAGCAAGCTTCTCCTCTACAGCAAGCACAGATAGATGAGATATACGCAGGCATGGGAGGTAACCCTAATAGTGGTGGAGGCTTATGGGGTAGTCTGTTTGACTCTATCTTCAACCCTAGTACTCCAACACCTAGCGATGGCATTGATAACTTAGATGACATTTTAGACGGCATGATTAATAGCTAAAGTAGGTTTTAACCTAACAACTGGTTCCTCAAAGCTGCAACTGAAACATAAAGGATAAGAACAATGGCTAGTAGAGATTTAGCAGGTTTACTAACAGGAATAAGCGGAGCACAGCAGCCTGACCCGCGCATGTCTTCGGATCAATGGCGTATGGCTTTTGGTGGGCAACAGGCTCAGAACTTAGGCAACTCCGCTAGTGCAGTGTCGGGTATGCTGAATGGTAAGCCTCTGGCTAATGCTCAAGAGTCTATACAGATAGGTATGGGTAAGTTGGATCAGAACAATATACAAGACTTACAAACTATCGCTAGACAACAACAGATGTCAGGGGATACTCAAGGTCTTGCTTTGACTACAGCAAAGATTAAAGCACTCCAAGAGAAAGAATCAAGCACTAAGCAGCGTAACTCCTTAATAAAGATGGCTCGTGCTCAGAACAACCCTAACATGGTGGCATGGTTAGAAGCAGAGGGTGACATTAAGACAGCAGCTAGTGTTATGCTTAAGCAGCCTAAGCTTGCTAATCCTGAAGCCTATACTTCTATGTTTACTAAAGAGGGCAAACCTATACGAACAGCTGTCATTGCAGGTGTGTTGAACCGAGCTACTGAAAACGGGTGGACTACCATCCAAGATAATGAAGAGTTATTTGCTACAGACCCTACTAAAGAAAAGGGTGCTAAAACTGCCAACTTAAACCCAGACGCTATTTCAACTTATGATTCTATTATAGCTCTCAACCCTGAACTAGAACAAGGTCTTAATGACATAGGTATTATTTGGAACAGTATAAACAAGGATAAGAAAAGGGTTCTACTAAGTAAAGCAGAAGAAATATACGAGAATAGTCCAGAGCTAGGTAGAGAAGGCGCTTTACTGCAAGCAGCTAACATCGAAAGAGCCAACAATGGTGGTGGTAGTTCTGCCGCAGACCCTGACGCCAACGTAACAGTTAAATAAGAGGTTTACAGATGTCTGATGTATTGACACTAGATCGTATAAACGCCTCAGAGAACTTGAGAAGCTTGGGTGCTGTGGCGGGTGATAAGATAGTAGACAACCAGCTAGTTCGTTTGTATTCTGAAGATACTGACAATGTAAACTTAGGTGTTAAAGTAACTCAAGACCGCATTGATGCCTCTGAGACTTTAAGAGGCTTAGGTGCTGTCGAAGGTGACAGGATTGTAGATAATGAATTGATTAGTTCTCAGAAGGATGATGCTTGGGCGCAGTTTAAGTACGGCTATGACAAAGCAGGCAATTTAATAGAGAACACAGCTAACGTCCTTGAAGCTAACTTCCCTTTAGGTGAGCTTACTATAGACTTCAATGGTTTAAACTACTCCTCTCCAGATGAGCTACACGGTGAAGGATATTCTAAAGCTACACCAGATGAGCGTAGAGAGATACTAATACGTGAAAGAGAGAGAGCTTTACAGGAAGAGTATGGTCAGTTCTTTGAAGAGGATACTGATGGCATAGCTGGGGGCGTGGGTTCCTTTACTAAAGCTCTTGCTGATCCTACAACTCTTATCCCTTTAGGCGCAGGCTATAAGGCTATGGCTGCTGGAGCAGGTGCTCTTGGTTTAGGTTATAGTGTCACTGAAGACTTAGCGACTACAGGTGAAGTAGACCCAGTTAAGGCTGCTATAACTACAATGGCTGCGGCAGTAGGTGCACCAGCACTTGTTAAGGCAGGCCGTGTGGTAGGTACTAAGATAGCTAGTAAAAGTGCTGATAAGCTTTCTGACAAAGCACAGGCAGTAGTTAACAAGCAGATAGCTGAGGGTTCTACAATAAGCGACCCAGCCACTCTTCTGACACAAGCGGGTATGAACCCAGCAAAGGTAGAAGCTGCTTTAGTACGCTCAGGTAAGCAACTACGTATCCCTGCATCAGCCACTCGTGCTGACAAAGCTATCACTGAGGCTATCACAAGAGACAGCGCTGTGTCTAGACTTTATAGTAAGGGGCTTGACAGATACTTAGGAACCTTATCCACACGAGTACGTAACATCTCTGAGCCTGTCTTCGGTAGGCTACGTAAGTATGAGTTTAACACTCATGTCAACACACAGAAAGCATTAGGTGCTGTAGAGCCTTTTGTTAAGGGTCTTAATGAGCTTCCTACTGCAATTAAGAGCAGGATAGGCTATCACTTGTACAACGGTAATGTCGAGGCTGCTGAAGGGCTTATGCGAGCTAGAGCACCTGCCTTGCTGGAGTCCTACACGGGTTCAGTAAAGAACATTATTGCTAAGACTGGTCAAGAGTTAGAGGAAGCTGGACACGCTATAGGTAAGATAGACAACTACTTCCCTAGATTAGTTAAAGATTATGATGGCCTTAGGAACTCTTTAGGTAAAGCAGAACAAGGTACTCTAACTAAAGCAGTAGCAGACTATGCTAAGAAGAAAGGTGTTAAAGTAGTAAATCTTACGGAAGCTGAGCGATCTGAAGTTATTGACTTAGCTTTAAGAGGCTACCGTATGACTACTGATGGTGGTAAGCCACGCTTTGTTAAACCTAGGACTATTAAAACAATAGCTCCAGAACAGATGCAATACTATGCCTCCCCAGAAGAGTCCTTAGTAATGTACTTACGTGGTTCCATAGACGATATAGAAAAGCGTAAGTTCTTTGGGCGTTCTCCAAGCAAAGGAGCAGATGGTCTTACAGACTTAGATGACTCTGTAGGTAGGTTTGTTGCTGCTGAACTAGAGAGTGGTGTGATACCAGCAGGTAGAGAAATAGAACTTACGGAACTCCTTAAGTCTAGGTTCATCAGTGGGCCTCAAAGTGGTGGCTCAGTGTCTTCCTTTGTGCGTAATACAGGGTACATGGGAACCATTGCTAACCCTATCTCTGCCTTAACTCAGCTCGGTGACATCGGTTTGTCCGGTGCATTGAAAGGGTTTAGGAATACTATAAGCGCTATGTTCAACACTAAGGATATGACACTTATAGACTTAGGCATAGAGAACACTATGACACAGGAACTAGGTACTGGTATATCTAAGATGTCTACAGCCTTGTCTAAGATGTTGAAGTACTCAGGGTTCCAAGCTGTAGATAGGTTAGGTAAAGAGACCCTTATCAATGCGGCCTTTAAGAAAGCTAGTCAACAAGTTAAATCAGTAAAAGGTGAAGCTAAGTTTAGACAGAAAGTAGGCCAGACGTATGGAGATGAATTAGACTCTTTAGTTGCTGACTTACAGGCTGGGAATATAACAGAGAATGTAAAACTGTTTGCTTTCAATGAGCTGTCAGATATACAACCTATATCTTTAAGTGAGATGCCTCAAGCTTATCTTGACAACCCCAATGGTCGTGTCTTGTACATGCTTAAGTCTTTTACTTTAAAGATGTATGATGTGGCACGTAGAGAAGTAGTCAGAGAGTGGAAGCAGGGTAACAAACTTCAGGCTACTAAGAACGCAACACTGCTCGCAGGATACTTAACTGCTGCTAACACAGGTGTCCAAGCAACTAAGGACATCTTACTGGGCAGAGAAGTAAGACCAGAGGATTTACCTGAGCGTTCCTTGTGGGCCTTGCTAGGTGTCTTCGGTATGAACAAGTATACCAGTGAGCGTTACTTAGCCAGAGGTGATATTAAAGGTGCAGTCATTAACACACTTGCTCCTGCTACCCCTATGATTGAAGCAGCTGTCACACTAGGCCGTGAGTTACCTTCAGATGATCCTAACTTAGAGCCTGCTTTAAAAGGTATACCAATGGTAGGCCCTCTACTATACAACTGGTTTGGTGGTGGAGCTGAGAAGCATAACGAAAGGTTAGACAAGTAGTAGACAAACAAAAGCCCCCTAGGTATCTCTCCTAAGGGGCTTAAGTCTAACCTTTGACTACTACACTATTTCACAAGCACCTCCTGTACATGCCAACTCTTGAGAGCCTGTAGTATTATCCTCAGTCTCAAAGTTCTCTAGGTCATTCCAGTCTACTCCCTTAGGCATCTCCTTAACTAGCTTTTTGTATTCCTCAGCACTGATGTCTTCATACGGAGCCTGTTGGTACACATGGTCACTGACAGGTAGTAAGCTTATCCCGCTAACTGTGTCGAAGTTCTCCCATATCCACTGAGCTACTTGTAGGAACTCATTGTCAGTGTAGTAGACAGTGATGCTAGGCTTATGCTCACACCAGTGATCTTGGTATGCCTTCCACAACCTTAGCTGTGCCATAGCGCCTACCTGAGCTACAGTTACTGAACCCTTAGGTGACTTCACAGGGAACCCAAAGACTAAAGACTCTGTAGACATCACATCCTGCTCTACTGGGAACCCTGCTTCTTGCATAAAGACTGCCAGCGGGTCTTTCTTATCCGAGCGTACTCTTCGAATGTAATGGTCGCTGAAACGAGGATGAATACCAGAGGCAGAGTCAACAAGCTGGCTGACAGTACCACTAGGCTTAACGCATGTAATAGCCGCAGACTGATTGATACCAAGCTTACTTGCCCACTTCTTATTCGTAACAACAGCCACTCTCTTAAGTTCTTCAAGGCTTTCATCTAATCTATCCGTACATTGGTTTAGTAGTTTATTGTCCATGATGCCCGTCATGCTCACACCAAGTAACGCCTCTTCCTCTGTATTCCTCTGCCATACCTTACGCAAGTATCTGAAGTCAGTCAAGGTAGCCTGTAGCGTACCTATGATAGCTGCCATCTCTACTTTCTTCTTAAGCTCCTTCATGGTATCATCAGCTCTAACTACTACTTCACTCAAGTTGCAGAACTCATTGGAGCGTAGGATAATCTCTGAGCAGGGGTTAGTACCAAAGTCTTGATCAGCATCCCTACGTCCGTTCTTAGCTGCTATGTTCTGAGCTGCAACTCTACTAAAGATACCTCTCTCGCCAGCCTTAGACTCGTACATGGTTTGCATCTCTGACAGGTAGGACTCAAAGTCAGGCTTCTCAGTATAAGCAACACTGTTATTAGCTAGCCTCCGGTGCCCCTCATTACGCCACCAGTCTCCAGACTTAGCCTTAGCCATACGTGGGTCCGACAAGTTGGACAAGCTAATCAAAGCTGACCTACGGACTCCACCCACGACTACCACATCACCTATCTTACAGCAAATGTCATGACACTCAATACTTGTAAGCTTGCGTCCTGCTGCCTTCTGGAACATACCAGTACAGAAGTTGAACAAGTCTATTAAAGGATCAGGGCCACTGGCTCTACCACCAAAGGTCTTAAGTCTTTCTCCTGCACCTCTAACTCTACTCATGTCCCACTGAGGTATCTTACCTGCGTACAGCATAGCAATAAGCTCACGGAATGCAGAGGCCCACCCTATCTTACTATCGCTAACGACGATCACGCTATCGGTCTTATGGAAGCTCTCAGCCACTACAGGTAGCTTAGTGATGAAGTTACGTTCGACACTGAAGCCTACACCCGTGCCGCACATGAGTACATACATAAGCTCATCAAAGCTACGGGGTGAGTCAATGTGCAAGTAGCTACAGTTGAATCCAGCTACGTTATCCTTAGCTAGTGCTGGGCCTGCTGTCATCATACAACGCATACTAGGCATTACTTCTAGGTTGTAGATAGCATCGTATATCTTCTTACCTTCAGCTACTGTTATCTGATCACGGTCACGCCAAAACTGTACATAACGATGCACTGTCTCACTCCATGACTCACGACGGTTAAGCTCTGGTATCCAACGTGCATAACGGCTCTTGTGTATGAAGCTTTGGTATTGATCCATTAAATGTTTTCCTCTTTAGTTTTGGCATCTGTTTGTTGTTCTAAATCTACCTCTAGCGCCATCTTGTCTGCTACCTCTTTATCATGGGCTACATGGAAGGGGCTGTCGTAAAACTTGAGGCTCTTTGGTGGCGCAAGTGTCTGCCCTTTTAGTCCGTCCATTATTCTTTTTCCTCATCTTCATGAACTTCGGGTACGTCCTGCCATTCTGGCGGGTCTCCGTACCACCGAAAACCTTCTCTGGGTGTCTCACGAAACTGTAGCTTCCTGCGTCTAACTGATTCAGTAGGGATGCAAAAACTTGAGTTTATGTCAGGTTTCTCTTCATAACTTAACCATCTTAGTTCCATTCAAACTCTCCTGTATCTGGGTGGAACCTAGCGCACTCTGTTAGTGCTGAGGCTTCTTGCCAGATAGTTTCTTCACGGTCTTGGACCCAATTGGCTCCCATAATAAACCCTAGTAGTAGGAAGATTAATACTATCAGGAGTGTGGGGAGTATATCGTCATTACTCATCACTTATTCTCCTCTACAACAACAGCAGTCAGTCTATCCATGTACCACCGTGCTTTCTTTAAGTCCTCCACTTGTTTACCCTTGTAGTCATAGCGCCAGAGGTACTTCATAGTGTTACCCTTTAGGTAGCCTTTGAAAGCCTCAGCACTCATGGACTCTTCAATGGCAGCTATGCACTCAATGTTACCAGTGTTGTAGTGCTCAGGGTTATTCACTACGTCTTCCTCCTCAAAGCTCCAGTCAAGGTCTTGTAGTGCCAATGCAGCTGCCTCCTCCTCTGCTCCTGCCTTCCAAGCGTCTTGATTAGCGTTGTACGTCTGCACTACAGGCTCATCTCGTAAGCCTTTTGGCTCCTCTGGTGACCATCTGTTGAAGGCTGCTGCTGCTCTCTCGTTAGCTTCGCGGGTAGCATTTACTATCGACATATCTCTATCAACGGCAGGGTGTGCTTTCCTAAGTCTATCCCAGTCTGCTGGTGTTGCGTCATTCAGTCTCATGTGTGCTCTCCTCTAGTGCAAGTATTAATGTTACTAGGAACAATTTGATCAGTAAAGGTAAAAACACAACCCACCAAGTTATAGTTACTAGAGCTAGTAGTTTCAAAGCGAACATGATTAAAAAAGCATAATCGAGCACAGCTACGTTATTACGTTTATCTAGTCTAGTCATCCGTGTATCATCCCCGTGTCCATTGGATCCATTTCCCACATCATGTACTCTACGTCCTCGCACAGTTTCTCATAGGCGTCTTCAGATACTTCTGTGCTTTCTAAAGCTGTAGACTTCCAAAACTCTAGCTCAGAAAACAGCTCGTAGTTCTGATGTATCAGTTGGTCAGTTGTTAGCTTAGTTGGGTCATCCATCATTTATCTCCTCGTCTACAAACTCTTCAGCTATCTCATCAAAGTCTGCTGGTGTTGCGTCATTCAGTCTCATGTGTGCTCTCCTTTTCTTGTGTATCGTTCTCTTAAAGATATGTACTGCCGGATGGTTATCCAAGCCATCATTATATCCACCCCGTCGTATTCACCACCCTTTAGCCTAGCTACTAAACCTTTTAGCTCATCATCTGGCTGTGCTTGAAGGCCAGCGTCTTCTTTATAAGTCATCCTCAGCTTCCTCTTCAGTAGCAAACTCTTCAGCTATCTCATCAAAGTCTCTAATAAGTCTACGTTCAAATGCGTCTAGTAAATCCTTAGTGCTTATGCTTAGTAGTTCTAAAACAGTAAGCTCGTCAGCATTCACCATGATCTTCTCTTTAAGTTCCTCTAGGGTTACAGCCATTGCTTAAGTTCCTTATCTAAAACTAAGGAGCTTTCTTCTAGTAGTTTCAACACGTAAGTTACTCCTACAACACTAGCATCTCCACAATCTAAGCATGTAAGGTAGTGCTTAAGTTCCTCTGCCAGTCCTCCTTGATCAGCCCGTTGACCCTCAAGGAACGCTTTTGCTCTAATATCCTCAGATGTCATCATGCTTTACCTCGTATATACTTAGTTAATTCCTTAGCTGTGTCCAGAGTATAATGCTTCATGTTATTCTTAGCACACCACTCCCCCATGTTTATCTTGCCGCCCTTCCTTACTTTCTTACTTGGGTTGCTTAGGACAAAGATAAGTTCCCAACCTTTCA